GGACAAGACCCTAGAACAAATCCTAAAGCTTTTGGATAAAGCTGATGATCTTAATGCTAAGATCAGGGACAAAGTAGAAGCTTCACTTGATGAATACGAAAATGAATCAGATGATGAGTTTGACGACTCAGATGAAGATTTTGAAGATTCAGACGAAGATTCTGACGAGGAATAAATCTAATTAGATAAGCTGTAAAGCTGGAAGGTTATCAAACCTTAAAAATCAATGTATACTAAAATACTAAGCATCAAGCTTTGGGACTATACAGTCATTTTGTTATTTTTAATGATGGTGTTTTTAATTGGAACATTTTTTCCAAACGATCACACTAAAGACAAAATACGACAAAGCACTATTGATGAAATTAGGAAGATAGGTTTCTTTGAACCTAAAGTAGATAACACTTCATCAGATAAGTTTATAGCCAGTATGCAGAAATGTATCGCTTTTATAAACTTGGATTTACACAAAGATCAATACATACCAACATCATTAATTATTGCACAAAGCATAGTTGAAAGTAACTTCGGTACTTCAAGATTTGCTAAGGAAGGCAATAATCTATTTGGTGTTAGAGTATGGTCTAAGGAAGGTATGTTACCATTATTACAAGACCCATCAATTAATTGGAGAGTTAAAACTTACAAATCTAAATGCCAGTCAGTAAGACATTACATAAGCACTTTAAATAATAATCATCATTACCAAGAGTTTAGACAACTGCGAAACAAAACAAAAGACCCTATTAAATTAGCTGATACATTAGACAATTTTAGCACTAGCAAAGAATACACAAATCATGTTAAGCAGATACTAATTAAATACAAAGGCAAAATATAATGGCTAATGAGACTACATCAACATCACTAAACAAACTTTATACAAACAAAGTTAAGACTAAAGGTACTTATAGAGTTTATAGACCCAAACCATTAAAGATGCCTAGAAAAAAGAAATGAAGAAACCTATTTATTTAACTAAAAGACCAGCAAGACTTGGCAAACCAAAACCATTTAACACAAAAACAAAAGCTTATAAAACTGCAAGACGTTCAGCAGGTCAAAAGTTCGGCAAGAAAAACAGCTTTGTTAAAAACCTTTACACAGCAAAGAAGCTTAAAAGAAAATGACATATTTTTTTATATGCCTAGCATTGTTTATAATGTTACTAGCATTTGTTTTTTTTATAATCAGAATCTGTAAATGAGTTTACCTAACGAAATAGTCTTTGGAAGCAGATTGATTAAGTTAGATTACATTGACCACGAGATAGCATCTAAGAAAAAGATATTCGGTGAATTTGACTGCGACAACAATACACTAACCATAGATAAATCATTAGATAATATTCAGATGACTAACACATTACTCCATGAACTTTTACACATGATACATGACGAATATAAACTAGATTTACCATTAAAAGCTGAAGAAGTAGTATGCAATAGTATAGCGAATGGAATCTGCCATGTATTATACCAAAACCAGAATTTATTAGAGTTCCTTTACAAATCGTTAAAAAAAGCTTAATAGAACATTTAACGAACATAATCGGTTAATATGGAACTTATTAAAAAGAAGGTATCTGAACTTATTCCCTACATAAACAATAGTAGGACGCATAGCGAAGAACAAATTACACAGCTTGTTTCAAGCATTAAAGAGTTCGGCTTTACAAACCCAATACTCCTAGCACCTGACAATTCAATCATAGCTGGACATGGTAGATTACAAGCAGTTAAAAGATTAGGACACGAAGAAGTACCTTGTATTATAATTGACGGATTAACCAAGACACAAATTAAAGCTTTAATAATAGCAGATAATCAATTAGCACTTAACGCAGGTTGGGATTTAGAAAAGTTATCAGTAGAGATTGAAGGATTAGAAGCAGATAAATTTGATTTAAACATATTAGGTTTTGAAGATGAGTTCTTAAAAGACTTATTGCATAAAGAAAATTTAGGTTTAACTGATGAAGATGAAACACCAGAAGTACCAGAAGTAATTAAAACAAAGCAAAACGATATCTGGTTATTGGGCAATCATAGACTTATGTGTGGAGATTCTTCACTAATGGAAGATATTAAAAAACTTACATTAGATAAAAAAGCCGACATGATATTTACAGATCCACCATACAACGTAGCATTTAATGGTAGAAGTGGTAAGTTTGAAGTTATTAAAAATGACGACTTGGAAGAAAACGAATTTAATTTACTTATAACAAGCATATTAAAAAACATTAAAGAACTAAATATAAACACTTATTACATTTGTTGTAACTGGGCTTTTTACGGAATCCTGCAATCACAACTAAAACCCAAAGCTTGTATAGTGTGGGCTAAGAACGTATTTGGATTAGGTAGAGGATATAGACACCAACACGAGTTTATTTTGTTTGATGGACTAATTGACCCTGAAATTAAAAACGAATCTGATTTGTGGAAAATAAGCAAAGACACAAAATACAAACACCCAACACAAAAACCAGTTGAACTTCCTTATAGAGCAATAAACAATAGTTCTAGACCAAAGAATATAGTTTTAGATTTATTTGGTGGTTCTGGTAGCACACTAATAGCTTGTGAAAAGTCAGATAGAATTAATCATACAATGGAACTAGACCCCAAATATTGTGATGTAATAATACAAAGGTGGCAACAATTTACAGGAAAAGAAGCTATACATGAGCAAACAGGAAAAACCTACAATTCAATCTGAGGAGAAAAAGGTAGGCAGACCAAAGCTTGATATTGACCCAGAACAAGTAACTAGATTAGCTAGATTACATTGTACTATGCAAGAAATGGCAGATTTTTTTGGTTGCCACAGACATACTTTAAGGGATAATTTTTCGCCACAAATAGATAAAGGTAGATCAGAAGGAAATATTTCATTGAGAAGGAAACAATGGCAAATGGCAGTTGAAAAGGGTAATGTAGTTATGTTGATTTGGTTAGGAAAACAAATGCTTGGACAAAGAAACGAAATACTTGAATCCGATAGCAATATGCCTTTACCAATATATGATATAGCTGAAGAACCAAAAGAAATTGAACTGAAGGTAGAAGATGGCAAGTAAATGCTTATTTTGTAAAAGAGAAATGAACAACAAACTTGAACAACATATCAAAGCTTGTCATAAGTGCATTGTTGATTTGCTTATGAAAAAGCATAACTTAAAAGTTAAAAAACAAGCACCAGTAAAATTTAGTTTAAAAAAGTATGAGTAAATTTAGTCTTAGAAAATCTGATAAGAATGTAAGAGGTGGATTATCTGCATCTGGTAGAGCAAGATACAATCGTGCTACTGGAAGCAATTTAAGACCACCAGTTAAATCAAGACCAGATACTTTGACAGAATACAGACGTAAAGGTTCGTTCTTAGTTAGAATGGGTAGTAGTCAAGGCAGACTATTTGATTCTAAGGGTCGTAAGACAAGATTAAAACTAAGCTTAGAAGCTTGGGGTTATAGAGGTAAAAGCAAATCTGAAGCAGTGGCTTTAGGTAGAAGATATTTAAAAACTTATCAGAATAAAAAGAAGTGAATAAAATGTGTGGGCGAAAGAAACCAAAGATGCTTGATAAAAGTTTGCGAGGAACAAACGATCTTGAAGTTATAATTTATAATCTTAAAAAAGAAATAGACAGATTAAACGAGGAAGTACAAGCAAAGGATATTGAATTAAAAAAACTACAATCCAATGATTAATGTCTTTATTGGATATGACAGTAAAGAGAAAATAGCTTACCATATACTAGCTGAAAGCATACTAAGACATAGTTCAGTACCAGTATCATTTACACCAATCTATTTACCTAATATTCAAGATTCATTTAGTAGACCAAGAAATAGTTTATCATCTACTGAGTTCTCATTTAGCAGATTCATGGTTCCTTATCTTATGGGTTATAGTGGTTGGGCATTATTCCTAGATTGCGATATGCTGTTTAAAGCAGACATCAAAGAACTATGGGATTTAAGAAATGATGATTATGCAGTTATGTGTTGTCAGCACAACTATACACCTAAGCATCTATCTAAGTTCGGCAATCAAATACAAACTGTTTATGAAAAGAAGAACTGGTCTAGTCTAATGCTAATGAATACTTCTAAATGCAAAGCACTCACTAAAGAATATGTTAATCAAGCATCTGGTTTAGAACTACATCAGTATAAATGGACTGACAAAGTAGGTGGCTTACCTTTAGAATGGAATTGGTTAGTTGGCGAATATCCACATAACACAGAAGCTAAGAACATACACTTTACAGAAGGTGGTTGTTACTTTGAGAAATACCAAGACTGCGATTATTCATCTGACTGGTTTAATGTTTATACGAATACTGTTAAGATTCAATTATGAAAGCTTTTGTAACTGGTTGCGACAATAACTTCACAGACATACTTGATTGGTTTTTAGATGGCTACCATAAGCACATAAAGATTCCATTATACATAGCTAACTTCGGCTTCTTGAAACAATATCCTAATTCATTCCTAGTTGCATCTGATGGTAGAACTTGGTTTTATAAACCTAAAGCTATTGAAAAAGTACCAGCAGATAAAATCATTTGGTTAGATTGTGATATTGAGATCAAAGAAGATATATCCGATTTATTTGATATGCTAAATGACTGCGATTATCTTATGAGCAAAGACCATGCAGTTAGATCAGATAGATGGCAAACAGGAATAGTCGGCATAAACAATAAACAAGTTCTAAAGAAATGGTTTGATAGATGTGAGATGAGACAAGAGAGATCAGATCAAGAAGCTTTTACTAAAGTACAGCACGAGTTTAAAATAAACAGAATACCAAATGAATATCATGGTTTAAGATTAGGCAAGAATAATGATATAGCCAAGACAATTCATTGGACAGGAGAAGATGGAAAAAAGATTATTAGAGAAAAGATTCGTAAGCAAGAACAGGAATCCAAGCATAATCTCAGTACCAATTAAATACGTTAAGTATTCAAATCAGTTTCATAATTGGTTGCACTTAAAAGTTAGATCAGAACGAGATAACTTATATCTGAATGACAATCTAGCAAATCGGCGATTAAAAACATTACCTGATATTGATAACCTATTTAACCCATTAATAGTCTGGGCAAGTGATAGCTTAATTTGTATCTTTGGTAATAAGCGATTAAAGACAGCTATTGATAAAGGATATACGCATATTGATTGTTTAGTTTATAAAGATTTTGAGAAGGCAGTAGAAATAGGAACATCTATTTGGAATACATTTAAACAACATGGTCTATCTAAAGTTGATTATTTATTAGCAAATGATAATCAGGCTATGAAAAACATAGATAGATATATGGTGGAAGAAAAACAGTTCATAGATATTTACGCAACACATCAGCAAGTATTAATCCAAGAAGCTTTAAAATGTAATCAAGATATAATAGAAACAGGTTGTGGTTATTATTCTACACCATTGTTAGTTGAGGTAGCTAAGTCTAAAGGAATTAAATTAATAGGATTTGTGCAGGATATAAACTGGGCTAGAAGATTTGACTATTTAATCGGTTCACATTATCAGCAAATACAAATAGACTTTAAACAAGAGATACCATTAACACAAAGATTTGGAATGTGCTTTTTAGATCACGAACAATTTGTAAGAGATAGAATTAAACATCTTAACAATATCTTAGAACATACTGACACAGTAGTAGTACATGATGCTGATAGAGTTAAATCATTTGCCTTGCTACACAAACCATACACTATTGAAATGCACCAACATTTAAAACCTAACACAGCAATAATTAGAAATGTTTAACCCATACGAATACTTTAAAGGCAAGAATGTATTATTAATTGGTAATGGTGAGAAAATAAACCAGATTGATTATCCTAAATACAATTCAATAGTTAGAATGAATCTTGGAGTTCAAGACAAACCTTGTGATGTATGGATTAACAACCTAGTAAACGAGGGACACAATAAACTTAAAGAGATTCCACAGATACGTTGCATTGTAAGATTAAACTTTGAAAAAGAAGGAACAAGAGCAGATCGTATGCCAGAATGGGTTAAGAAAAAAGCTTGGTTATGGAACAAAGAAGAATACAACTTAATGACACAAAGATATAATTACCAAAGACCAACTACTGGCTTTGTTGCAATCTATTGGTTACTTAATCATTGTCAATGCAAAGTAACTATTACAGGATTTGATTTCTTTAAAACTAAGAACAGATATACAATGGAAGAAGTGCAACACATTGGAACTAATAAAGGTTATAACCATGATGTTAAATTGGAAGAAGAAGTTATTACTAAACTTATTCAAAGAGGAATTATAAATGCCATTTAGTAAACCACAACTAGACGTATATAC